CCATAGCGTGTCTTGTAACCATCAATATATTTTCATATTCCATTTCAGAATATAGGATGTGAGCAACCTGTTCTGAGATGTTAATTTCCAATAATACAAATGCTTGGTTATACTCGTTTCCAATTTTGTAAATTACATTTGGATAGAGCAACGGACTAATTTCATTATTACGATATTTCGCAACGATTCTGTAAGGAACCTCTGTAATATCAATAACTTGAAAAGCTGAATAATCCCCACCAACACCTTTAGCCACATCACAGACCATACAGTAAGTATGACCAGCCTGTGGGTTTACATAAACATCCAATCCATCTTTCTGGTGGACGATAGTATCTGGACTCATTCTAGAAATCGTATCGGCACGAACTAAAGTGAGAGAAGAACCCAAGAAGTTACAAAGAACCTCTTGAGTAAATTTAAGTTCACCAAGTTGTGCTTTTTGTTCTGCAGCCCATGCTTCATCACGACCTGGAATTTCCCAGTATGGTATGAATAGATTAACGAATCCATTTCTACCTTTTTCAGCATCTGTCCAAAACTTCCAGAAGTGATTATAACCCAGCGGAGTTGATGACAATAAAATCTTAGTAGTCTGACCAGCAGAAATCGTAGGGTAAACTGAAGTAAAAAATTCTTCTGCCACATTGTTTGGAATAATCGCTGCTTCGTCAACATACAACATGTTTACGGATTTACCACGAATACCAGACTTACCTGTTGCTGCAGTAAATACCTTTGAACCATTCTCTAGTTCAATGTCACCTTTGTTCCAAGTAGTAACACCTTGCTGCATCCACTTTGGTAGCAACTCATACATTGTTTGATAACGATCTAAAACCTCACGAGCAGCAGTTGCTTTGTTCGCAAGGATAGCCACAGTTTTGTTGGCTTGGAAAATCGTATACCAAAGAATGTAGGCTGCAGAGGTAGTCGTCTTACCTTGTTGACGACCTTCCATAAGAATCACACGACGATTATTATGAATTACATTTACTTTGTTCTTTTGGCAGTCGTATAGTTTAAAGAGTTTTAAACCATGATCCAGAGTAACAATGTAGCAGTAGGTTTCGATAAAGTATATCGGATCTGCTGCACACTTCATGTACTCTTTTACATCGTCAGGTGTAAAGTCAACAGTAACCCCAGCTGCTTTAAGATTGGAGTTTGAATTATATACTTGTGCCATAATTAAAATCCGTCCAGCCAACTCTCCGTATCAACAGTTGCAGTAGTTACATCACCCTCTGCAGTATAAATTCTATTCGGACTGCTAAAGTCTTCATTATTCCCGACATTGGCATTAACAGTATCAATAACATTTTTACCAGAAATTGGTCCAAATAGATTCATTTTCATTTGGAAGTTAAGACTATGTGTAACAAATCTACGAGTTTGGAAATCACCATCATAGTCGTCTTGAACTGATACGCTATTTAAAACAATAGGCACATCAATCTTCACATTCATATCTGGAACAACATTAATTGATAATGTATATTCTGGAGTAAAGGTAGGAAGGATTTGCTCAATGATTTGTAAACCATCTTCTTGAGTTTTTGTTAGAATGTATAGCGATAAGTCTAAGTTATATGGAACAGGAGTATACATGGTTGATACTGAACCAGTACCATCACCACACTTTAGCTGTTGCATACGATTTACTTTTCTTTGTGGATCGTAGTTATATCCAATAATCTCAAATGACATTCTTGGAAGAGTAGTGTAAACATGATTCTCTAAAGTTGGATCCTGATCTAAACGAACAATCCATTTTTCTTTTGGAGCATACGCAAGAGGGACTTGTAATCTTTGGATAACTGCACCAGTCACAGAATCACCTTCACGACGATCGATATAGATGTCACTGAATAGTGAGCCGAATCCTACAATGCACTTGCGGATTATTCCGTGATAGTATACATTACTGTTTAACATTATGGATTATTCTCTATATCAATTTCACCGAATGGGTTTGTTACACTAAACAATACATCCTGTGCTTGAGTTTTAAATTTATTGTTATCACCGAAGGACTCTGGCTTATCAATATTAATATCGATAGATGAAGTTGCTGCAGCACTAGCACCAGCACCACCAGTAAATGATATAACTGGAGCAGTTTGATATTGTTGTCCAGGATTAGTTATATCTACACGAATAATTTTATTTGCAGTAGCACCAGTACCACGAACTGCTGTAGCAGTTGCACCAAAACCAGATGAACTTGTAATTACCACTGTTGGTACTGAAGTATATCCAGATCCTTGATTAGTTACTGTGATAGAAGTAACCTCTCCATTTGGAGATCTTGTAGTATTAGTAGTGAATGTTTTAAGAGTTTCAAACGCATCGATCTCTGAGATACCAGTATCAATTTTCTCAGAAGCATACTGGAACAATTCAACTTGTAACTTAAACACATACAGTTTACCAAGTTGATAGAATGGATCTTGATGTTTTACAAACTTAATTTCAAACAAACCTTTAGTCAATGGAAAGTAAATTAAATCACCTTCGCATGGACGAGTAGGAATAATTGTTTGTCCGTAACGACCAACCAACTGATCCCATCTACGACGAGCAACTACCAATGTAGCTGACTGTTCCATCATAAGACCAAATTTCTGAATAAATGCACCTTGACCATCTAGAGAATCTACATTCTCAAAGTACATTTCAATTGGAAATGACGATGTAAATTTTGATAGACGATCTTCACCGAGAATTTCATCCTTAGAAACTAATGTTCTTGGGATGTACATAAACTCATTACCGTAAATCTTAAGAGATTCGATAATAAGATCTTCAATTAGGTACTGCTCATTCTTTGTACCATGAGAAAAATAAACATTAGTAGGCATCTATTATCCCATGAAGAAATCTAGGGGTGCTGACTTATTCTGTAGTTCGTCTTCCAGTTCTTTAATTTCTGTAGTGGCTTCATCATATAGTTTATCGCCATCCAGAGTTACACCACCTGGAAGTTGAATACCAGAGAATTTTTTAATGTTGGTTGCCCACTGCTTTTTAAACAATGCAGTGACATAGTGCTTCAACCATTGTTCGTTATAAATTTTAGACCATGTTGTTGGATCCATTGGACGATATGCTTGAACGATAATATAATCACCAAGGATAAAGTCTGTTGCCCAGTTTGCGTCTAGGTATAAACGACCATTCAAACGATTAAATCTAAATCTTTGATGACCATTTAATTCAAAATCAAGCAATGCCAAATGTGACATAACTGTTTTGTAGTAGATTAAAGAAGTAGATGTTAAATCATATAAATCATTTAATCTTAATTGATATTGCAAATCGAAAATGTTCTTTGAAGAAGATGCTTGCCCTGCAGATATAATTTGAGTAACACCCCAAACATAGTCTGGAATTTCAATATAGCGATTATCGTATTCACGGAGTGTGATAGAAGATAGCGTGGCAGTATGTCCTGCCGAGCCAGTAATAGCCTCACCTGCAGTAAATGTGCCAACTACATTTCTAACTAACAATAGAGTACCTGAAGAAGTTCTTTGAGATTCTTGGCAGACTTGAGCAGTAGCACCACTCGTTGCACCTGTAATAATTTCAGCAAGAGCAAAATTACCAGCTACAGAAGTAGAAAGAGTTATCTCAGAAGCACGAATTAACTGTTTAAGATAAATCTGCTCTACACCTTCATAGTGGTATAGTTTCCAATAATCTAATGCTTCATCAATTCGATCTTCAATCTGATCATCGTCCACATTAATTTCAAGCACTGGAGCACCCAATGCTCTTAACGCATATTCTTTTAATCCAGTTCTTGTAGAAACAGCCATTTTAGTTACCTAACTTTGCTTTAAGTTCTTCGATTTGTTTTTGTTGTTCTTTGATTGCTTCAACCAATAATGGAACAAGACGCTCGTAGTGCATTGTCATGTATTGTGAATCGATTGGCGCAGGTGCAATAACTTCTGGTAGAACTGCTTGAACTTGCTGAGCAGATAAACCAACTTCTTGTTTAGAAGCATCATAACCCAATGCTACTGCAGTTTCGTTTGCATGGTAATGGAAACCCTCAAGAGAAAGAACTTTCTCCAGAGCATTTTGAATATTACCAGTACGAGTTTTTAAACGATCATCAGAGTAGTAAGAAGTGATTGCATTTGTCGCACGAATTTCACCAGAAGTTCCTGACGCTGCAGTTCCAACACCTAACGAACTGACTTGAGTTGATGCATTGGCAACGGTTGCAGCTGCCCAAGAAGGAGCAACACCAGCACCACCAGCAGTTAAAACATAACCTGCTGTAGAAGAAGCAAGTTTGCTTAATGCAGTAGTAGTTGATGCGTAAAGAATATCACCAACAACATAACTTGATTGTCCAGTACCACCAGATGTTGCGACTAAAGTGGCGGATAAACTCGCAGCACTACCGCTTGTATTTTGGTTTAGTGTTGGGAAAGTGCAGTTAGTCAATGTTCCAGAAGATGGTGTTCCAAGAGCACCACCATTAACCACAACTGCTCCAGCAGAACCAACTGCTACTGCAAGAGCAGTGGCAACGCTAGTACCTAAACCAGAAACACCAGTTGAAATTGGTAGACCAGTACAGCTAGTAAGAGTACCAGAAGATGGAGTACCTAAAACAGGAGTAGTTAGAGTTGGTGAAGTAGAAAGAACTACATTACCAGAACCAGTAGAAGTTGTTACACCAGTACCACCATTGGCAACAGGTAGTGTACCAGTAACACCAGTACTTAATGGAAGTCCAGTACAGCTTGTCAATGTACCAGAAGATGGAGTGCCAAGAGCAGGAGTTACCAAAGTTGGGCTGGTTGCAAGAACAGCTGCACCAGTACCAGTAACTGCGCTAAATGCAGTAAAATCATAATCCCAATCAGCTGCAGTTGTTAGTGTAGTTCCAATACATAAGAAATGAGCAGTAGATCCTGGAAGAACTGTTGCTATTGTATTTAAACCAGAAGATTGAACAGTAAGGTTGCCAGTTGAGTTATTCTCAATTTCATAAGCCACACCAGCAGCTAATGTACTGGTTACTGGAAGAACAACAGTTTGAGTAGTTGTTCCAGTAAATAACTGATAGTAGCCACTTGTGGCAGTTAATGTAGTTGTACCAGCTGCAGTAGCAGTTGTGGTATAACCCATTTTAATATTATCGATAACTGGAAATGTCAGAGTTTTATTAGTTAAAGTGTTTGTTGACGATACAGTTGGAACAACCACACCTTCAACAGAAATAACACCAGCTGAAGAACGAGCAATAGTTGTATCAGTAGCATGACCCAATTCAATACTACCAACACCAAGTGCGGTAGAAGTAGAAGCAGTAATACCACTAACTGGAAGACCAGTGGCATTTGTTAATGTACCAGAACTTGGAGTACCAAGAGCACCATTAAATGTAACAAATGCACCAGCAGAACCAACAGCAACGGCAAGAGCAGTGGCAACGCTAGTACCCAATCCAGAAACACCAGTAGAAATTGGAAGACCAGTACAACTAGTCAATGTTCCAGAAGATGGAGTTCCCAACACAGGAGTTGTTAGAGTTGGACTAGTTAATGTCTTATTGGTAAGCGTATCAGTAGTGGCACGACCAACTAACTGATCAGTTGCGGCAGGCAGAGTTAGTGTTGTAGTTCCTGCTACAGCAGTGGCAACAATAGTAGTATTTCCTGATGTAGAACCAGCAAATTGGAATCCAGCTGCTCTATAATTACCCAATGTACCAGAAATAATAGTTCCATTATCTGTGGCAGTTGAGTAATATTCCATTGCCTGAGTAGCATTGGACCATATTAGATAAGCATTTTTATCTGTGGTCTTAAAGTAGTTGAATACTAAACCAATATCTTTACCATCGTCTGAAGTAGTAACACCATTATTGGTATAGTGCAAGTCAACTAATGAGTCACCATAACCAGTATTCTGAGAACTAGAAGTAGTTGTGCTACCATTAACTGTTAAGTTACCAGTAATAACCACATTGGCATTGTTAATTGTTGTAGTACCAGTTGCAGCACCAAGAGAAATTGTAGTAGCTGCACCACCGATATTAAGTGTGGTGGCAGTAGTATTAAGAAGATCAAACGAAGTGTTTGGTGTTGTTAATGAAGTAGTAATTGCTGGGCTAGTACCGAATACTAGTGCACCAGTGCCTGTCTCGTCAGAGATAACACCAGCCAATTCTGCAGAAGTAGTAGCTGCAAGAACAGATAATTTGTTAGCTGTATAAACAACTGTACCACCAGTACCAAACGCAACAGAAGAAGCATCAGTACCAGTAAATGTAAGAGTATTTGACGATGTTAATGTTTTACCATCAGCAATAGTTAAAGTAGAACCAGTGGCTGGTGCTGTGATTGCTACTTTGTTAATACTAGTGGCAGAAGCAACACCCAATGTAGGTGTTGTCATTGTTGGACTAGTTAAAGTCTTATTAGTGAATGTCTCAGTGCCAGCCAATGTAGCAAGAGTACCAGTTGTTGGCAGAGTTACATTAGTTGCAGCAGTGGCAGTTAGAGTAGTACTAAATGCACCAGCAGTCGCTAGAGTAGAACCATTAACTAATGTTAATGTTCCAGTTGTAGTTGATATTGTTAAACCATTGATGCTCGTAGCAGTTGCAACACCCAATGTAGGTGTTGTCATTGTTGGACTAGTTAAAGTCTTATTAGTTAATGTCTGAGTTGCAGTTAATGTAACAACAGTATCGCTAGTTCCTGGGAATGCGAATGAAGTAGCATCAGTACCAGTAAATGTCAGCGAGTTGCTTGCTGTTAGTGTTTTACCATCAGCAATGGTTAGTGTAGAACCAGTTGCTGGGGCAGTGAACGCTACCTTGTTAACAGAAGTCGCAGTAGCAACACCAAGAACTGGAGTTACTAAAGTTGGGCTAGTGGCAAAAACTAAAGCACCAGAACCAGTCTCATCAGAACAACCAGTCTTTAATTCTAGTGAAGTAAATGTAACTGTATTGTTCGTTAGACTAATAGATTTGTTTGTTAGAGTATCAGTCGTTGCTTTACCAACTAAAGTATCACTGGCATTTGGTAAAAGTATTGATCTGTCTGCAGTAGGATCTACTGTAGATAATGTTGTTTCAAAGGCATCAGCTGTAGCACCTTCAAACACAAAAGCATTTTGAATTTCAACAGTGGTTGAATTTACAGTAGTAGTTGTGCCGTTTACAGTTAAGTTACCCGTAACAGTTAAATTATTACGAACTGTAGATGTACCAGTAGTGGCACCAATAGTTAAAGCAGTTGCTGCACCGAAAGCATTAACAGTAGTTGCAGTTGCGTTGAACACATTTTGAGTAGTTTGTGTTCCAACGATTGTGCCAGTGTAATCTTTTAAGTTAGTTCTGTTCCACTGACCAATTTGAGTCGCTGCAGTTCCAGCTGCATCTTCAGCATAAAAATCTAAGTCACCATTAGAAGCACCAGCAGAAGTTTCTGCTTGAATATATGTGTAACCATCAACAGATTTAACACCACCCAAAGAAGACCATGCACTAGATGAATAACCTTCAAATGTAGATTGAGTAGAGTTATAGCGAATCATGCCATTAGCTGGAACCCATGGTCTTTGAGCAGTAGTTCCAGTTGGAACTTGTAAGAACCCAAAAGTGGTAAGCGAAGTAACAGTACCAGCAGTTGGAGTTGTTCCACCAGTAACTGTATATGTAATACTTGTTCCAGAAACAATACTTGCTACTACTACGCTAGTAGGAGAACCACCAAAAAGAGTTCCAGTACCAGCTGTTGCGCCAATATTTTGTCCAACTGAAATACCAGTAGTTGATGTTATACCAGTAAGAGTTGCTGTCCATGGACCAGAGCCAGTGATAGATCCAACTGTTGCATTACCATAACTTCCATTACCCATTGTTATAGAAGTAATACCAGCAAAAGATGTTTGTGTATTACCAACAGCAACTACAGTTGTACCTAGTGTAATGTCTGGAGTGACCCATGTTGGTGCAGTAGAAGCACCAGTGGATTTAAGAAGATACCCTGAAGTTCCTGGAGCAATAAATCCAGTAGTGTTAGTATCTGTTTGATATACTAGATAACCAGCAGAACCACCAGCAATATTTACAGCATTGGTAGCATTGGTTGTAGAACCTGCAGTAAGACTTGACGCATTAACCCAAATTGGAGTTCCAGTTCCAGCAGATTGTAATAGTTGTCCAGAAGTTCCAGGAGAGTTAACAGTTATCCCACTAGAAGTAGAAAAAGCAACTGCACCAGCAGCTGCAGTGATAGAAGTACCAGTACCACCATATGCCAAACCAATAACAGTACCATTCCACACGGAACTGGTAGACATTGTCTTATTAGTTAATGTCTGAGATGCAGCAAGAGTTACAAGAGTCGATCCACCACCAGCAGTAGTGCCGTCATGAAGTCGTAATGTTTTTACTTGGGTATCGTATGTAATTTCACCGATCGCTCCAGTAAAAGCATTATTCTGGGAAGTTGTACCTCTTCTAAATTGTACTTGGGTTGCCATTTAAAAATTCCTCTATTTTTGTATATTTATGCTTGCGCTTCTGACCAGAATAAGTTAATATTTGCGTTTGCTGTATTACTATCAATATTTTTAACTACAATAGCCAACATGTCTGGACCATCTGGATAATTAGCATATCCACCAATTGACGAATTAGAAAGTTCTTTCAAATTAGATAAATCAATTTCAGCAAAACCTAATGGTTGTCCAAGAGTTGAGAAAATTTGCTCACCTGGAGTCGCAGCAGTAGTAGTAGATGTAGAAATTTGAGCAAATGAAGGTTGGGAACCAAGAGCAACAGTATTAACAGATGTCCATGTTAATGAAGTCGCATCAATATTTCCTGGGTTTAAAATAGCGTATACCTGCACAGATTTATCTGATTGAACTTGAAGTTTCTGTAGTAACAATAAAGATCTATTAATAAGATCTCTGTCTCCAAGAGTGCCAGAAATTGAGTTAGAAACCGATGGAGCCAAACGAAGGAAGAATGCAGTTTTAGTCTGACCACTTGTTAATGAAATAGTGGCTGGCGTATAGTTAAAATAGTAACCACGATCTTCATCAAATCCACCATCCATAATATATGAAGAACCCCAGTGACAGATAGTAGGAGAAGCTGTGCAAGAAACTAACCAAACAGCAGTTTTTTGATTACCCACAGAATGCGATGCAGCTGCTCCTGCTGTAAATGTTTGAGATTTACCACCGACATATTGTGTCATAGAAGCAGCTCTAGTTAACCCTGTTAAATTATTTCCAGAAACTCCAGTAAAGTTAATTAGTTCTGAATCAATTAATACTGTTCCACCAGTTGTTGGAAAACGAGAAGCATCTACAAGAGCAAGTTGCGTACTATAACTATCATTAATATTTGTAGCTAAAGTAGATACTGCAGATTCGTTTTTAACTTGATAACGAACAGACATATTACCTGTTCTCATATATGCTTCATCATTGATATTATTTTGTTTCATACGATGAGCAAGAACAAAATTGCCGTCTGCTCCACGCATCATAAAATCAATAAAACCAGCACCATACCATGAGTAAGAAATACCCATCATTTGCATTTTATTTAAATTAACATCAAATCCAGAAAACCCTGTGCCATCTAACTTATCATAGTTAAATTGTGATTGTGGAACTCTCTGATCAGACACAAGAGAATATTTAATTGAAGTTGAATTACTAACACCACGATATTCTGGATTAATAGTCATTGTATTATCATCAGTGATAGTACCAACTTTGTAAGTCATACCACGAATAACAATATTATCTCCAACTTTTAACTGTTGAGTGAAACGACAGTTGGTTCCAGTAACAGACTGAGATGATGCTGTTACAGTAATAAAACCAGATAATTGATATGTGGCAGATCTTTTAACAACTGCCAATTCTTTACCATCATATTCCCAGAACACTCCATTTTGTTCATCAAATGGACCGCATCGAACAGTAGATCCTGACCAGTGGGTGCAAGTGACACGAGGGAAAGATGTAATAACAGCAGTGGCAGAACCAAGAACAGAAGCAGCAACAACAGTAAATACTGTTTCTGAAACGATACTATTAACACCATATGTTCCATTATATCCTGATGTTAAAACACCTGCAATTTCAACAGTTGAACCAACTTGAAGTCCGTGATCAATTTCAGTTGTTACAGTAATTAAAGAACCAGTGGATGTTGCTGCAGCAGAAATTTGATCAAGGTTAATAACAGGATTAAACAAAACACCTGATGACCAAAATAATCCTTTACCAGATTGGTAACGCATATATTTTTTAGTTTGACGAGATACAGATGCTCCATGAGTTGGAACAAAGTTACCTAACTGAACACCACCATCAAATGGACGATGTAGAACGAAAGCGTCTGAACGAGTAAATAAGTTTGCTGTAATCGATGAGTTTGCAACTGCACCACCAACACGAGCAGTAAAAGTAAATGTCGTTGGAGATGGAACTGTTTCAGCGTAGAAATTACCAGTTAATAATGCATGATTAGTACCATTAGTAACAGCAATACCAACTAGTGGGCATCCTGGAACTAATCCATGATTTGCAGAACAAGTTACAGTAATAACTGATGGATTAGCACCATTTGATGAGAATGAATAAGTTGGTAATGCAGCACCAGTATAAAAACCACCACGACGAGCATAAGTTGATGCAGAGTATAATGATAATCCATTAGTTCCAACAATACCTTTTGCGTAATATGTTATTGTTGTAGATGTTGAAGAATTAATAACGAATGAACCCTCACCCCTAGAAGATGATGAAGTATTACCTAATCCATAAACAATAATAGGATTTCCTGTAGTTAAACCATGAGCAACAGAAGTTGTAACAGTAATAAGAGATGGTGAATTTCCATCAGTTGTTACATCAGTTACGAACAAATCTAATCCTGGCTTTTCGTAAATACCTGCAATATTTCTTTGATCAAAATAGTTTTGCCATTTAGTAGGCTGCAGACCATATTCAAAGTCAGCGTCAATTAATGACTGGGGATTGGAAACACGCATTCTTTCAATAGCATCAACACCGAACGCATACGGACGAACAATATTACCAATATTCTTTGGAGCATCGGTATAAATGGAAATTTTATCATCAGTCAGATACATTGAAGTATCTGAAGAGAATGTTAATGTCGTAACACCTTGTTGTTCTGAATAGAATGTAGTATTATCCGTAGCATCATATGTGATTGTACCATTCTTTGTCGGGTCACCAATCGCATACATATTAGTTTGATTGGTTTTATTCGCAACAATTAACAACTGAGTTAAGTCACATTTTCCAGGAAATTTTAAAGTTCCTTCTCCTGATTCTCCTGGAGTAAAAATATATTTTTCAATAAGTTGGCGAGCCATTATAATCCTTTAGAAACCAAAAATAATTGCATAAGAAAGATAGTCTGATTTCACAGACTGATCTAAGTTGTTTAAAGAAACAATACCATCTACAACCAATGATCCCATGTTGTAGATAAAAGTAGCGACATCTGTGACCAAACCAAGATCTTCAGTTATAGTAACAATCGCATCAGTAACTGATCCTAAATCTGATTCAGCGTTAGCAGCAAAGACTGCAGAAGCAACAGTAGCATCTGAATTAGCGTTAATCCACTGAGATCCATTATACTTTAAAACCTGTTGCGCTTCTGGAGAACTAATAGCAACATCTGTTAAACTGTCTAATGTGGAAACATCTTTTGTGATCCACTGAAGACCAGATCCTGTTGATGCCAGAACTTGTCCATTTGTACCTACAGTACCACCAGCAGTTAGTGTGCCAGTAATTACAGGCGACGCAAGAGTTTTATTTGAGAGGGTTTGTGTACCAGCTAATGTGGTAACAGTTACAATGGAAGCAGTTCCACTGTCTTTTTTGAAGAATAGGTTACCATCGTATGTGTTGAGTGCTAACTCTCCAAGCGCAAGATCGCTTGTGGTTGGATTTCTGCCTGTTACGGCACTTCGTTTGAGAACGACTGTGTTAGCCATAATAACCTATTCTATGTAGAATTAAAACAACCAGTATATACTGGGGTGGGAATTTCACCCACCATGTATTTAGCTCAATTAGTAAGTGCCACCATCGATGTTGAAACCATCGAGAGTAGATGTTCCAGCACCAGCACCAGTAATATTAATACCAACAAACATTGATTTAGCAACAGATAAACCACCAGACAATACAGCTGCAGCAGTACCAAGAGCAGAAGCATCAGTAGTAGCGGTAAGTGTTACTGCACCAGAAGCTGCAAGAGTTGTAAACGCACCAGTATTTGTAGTAGAAGCACCAATTGGAGTATTGTTAATACTACCAGTAGTAATTACTGCGCCAGTGATTGTTTTGTTAGTAAGAGTATCAGTAGTGGCACGACCAACTAGCGTATCAGTAGAAGTTGGAAGTGTTAATGTGCCAGTATTAACAATGGTTGCAATAACTGGACTAGTTAAAGTCTTGTTGGTAAATGTTTCAGTACCAGCTAGCGTTGCAAGAGTACCAGTAACAGGTAGCGTTAATGTAGTATTAGCAGTTGCTGTGAACGATTGACTAAATGATCCAGCGTGAGTAACTGAACCTGCTAGAGTTAAAGTATTAGATCCATTATTAACACCAGTACCACCATAAGTAGCACCAATTACTGAACCTTGCCAAGTACCAGTAGCGATAGTACCAAGAGTAGTGATAGTTGCTTGACCAACATAACTTGCAGAGATATCAACAGCATCAGCAGAGATAGAAATACGGTTTGTAGTTCCACCCACATTTAATGTATTACCAGATTTAGTTAAACCATCACCAGCAATAACAGAACCAGCACCAGAGAACTGAACAAAACTAATTGCAGTAGTACCAATAGTAATGGCACCTACATTGGTACAAACATAACCATTATTTGCGCCAACAGTACCTTCTTCAACGAAAGTAAATGCGCCTGGAGTTATTTCGCTATTTTCGTCAGCGTCGGTTGTACGAGTTAATACCCAGTTTGTAGAAGCAGTACCAACAGTAGTAACTTTATAGAAACCATTTTGTAAACCAGTAGTTTGGTCTTTAACTAAAACACGCTCGTTAAGAACAAGAACTCTACTATCAATAGTAATAGCAGCTTGTGTGCCAGAGTTAGTAAGAGTTGCGCCAACACCAGAAGTTCCGTTAGAATATGTTGCACTTAAATTACCAGTCGTAGTAACGATAACTGAGTCTTTAACATCAAGACCAGTTTTAACTGCATCAACATAGTTCTTAGTAGCAGCATCACTAGACTGAGTAGGTTCAGCAACAGAAGTAATACGCTTGTTAGCAACATCAACAGTGCCAGTACCAGTTGGTACTAAGTTTACACTGTTATTACCAGCTGCAGCATTAACAGTCATATTACCACTAGTGGCAGTAACGCTAGTTGCTAAAGCAGCACCAAGAGTTGGAGTTACTAGAGTTGGGCTGTTAGAGAATACTAAAACACCAGTACCAGTCTCATCAGAGATAACACCAGCAAGTTCAGCAGAAGTAGTGGCAGCAAATACGCTTAGTTTGTTTGCTACATAAGCAACAGTACCACCAGCACCGAATGCTACTGAAGAAGTATCAGTACCAGTGAATGTTAAAGTATTACTTGCAGTAAGAGTTTTACCATCAGCAATAGTTAAAGTAGAACCAGTAGCAGGAGCAGTAAACGCTACTTTATTAATACTTGTAGCAGTAGCAACACCTAATACTGGAGTTACAAGAGTTGGAGTATTAGAGAATACAACAACACCAGTACCAGTTTCATCGGAGATAGCAGTTGCTAACTGGGCAGAAGTAGTAGTTAGTGTGTTGTTTGCTAAGTTGATAGACTTGTTAGTAAGTGTATCAGTAGTAGCTTTACCAACTAGCGTATCTGTTGCAGCTGGTAGTGTTAATGTATTTGACCCAGCGATGGCTGTTGCAGCAACAGTAATAGTACCAGAAGTAGAACCATTGAATGTAGCACCTGCTGAACCAATAGTTGCGCCATTGATTGTTGGGCTAGTTAAAGTCTTATTTGTAAGAGTCTGAGTGCCAGTTAGTGTAGCAACAGTTGAATCAATATCAAAAGTTACGCTAGTTGCAGCACCAACTGCAGCAACTGCAGAAGTAATACCAGTACCACCAACGAATGTAATTGTATCAGTGGCAAGAGCAACAGAGTCAGTACCAGTATCACCAGCGATTGCGAGAGTAGTAGTGATAGAAGCAGTAGTTGCTGAAGTGATCTGACCTTGAGCATTAACAGTTAATACTGGAATCGCAGTAGCTGAACCATAGGTATTAGCACTTACACCAGTATTGGTGATAGAAAGCGTAGTTGTATTTGCGCCATCGTTTACTGTTGAAGTAAGACCAGTTCCAGCAGCAATAGTATTACCAACTGTATCGTAGATATACTCAGCAAGAGTATCTGTTGTACCATTAATATATGGATTATTAAGAACTGTCTTGCCAGTACCATTTGGTGTGAGAACAATATTACCATTGGTATCTGTGGAACTAATAGTATTAGTGCTACCAGTAAGAGTTAGATTACCAACATTAAGGTTATTGATTTTACTGCTGGCATCAACAATAATCGCAGATGACGCAGTTAGCGTACCTGGAGTATGATCCAACATGTCGGTGAAATATTTACCACCGATCACAAAGTGGTTTGCTGCATTACCTGCAGTTTCTGAACCTATACCAATGTATAGTCTATCACCACCATTTGATCCATTGTCGGTTAAT